TGAGATAAGTTGAGGCTGACCCTCACGCTCTGTCTTCATCCTTTTCAAAAAACTATCTATAAGTTTTATTCTGTAGAGATCTATGTCGGACTCAAATGGTATTCCTAAAACCACTTCACGTTTACCATTATTTTTATATTCACATAGACTGATTGCGCCCTTTGAAACTGGATCTATTTCTTTGCTTTTTATAGGCAGCCCATCAAAAATACCAACCGATGTTACGTTGTTAACAAGATAGTCTTTTAGTGTAATTCCCTTAAAATGTCGTGGATATGAAATCATTCCAGACATAGTAGGCATTTCATTTGATGGATACATTTGCACTACGTTACCTTCGGGCAAGTGACCAATAATATCCAAAGGTATTTGCTCAACATATATAGCTTCTGGCGATACACCTAGATGTTCAGCGTAACGTGTTGCATCTTCGATGGTCATGCGATTGTAACCAGTACAGTGCCTAGATACAGTTTCAGGACGAACTCCAAGAGTTTCAGCTACCTCGCGAAGCGTGGTGCCTTTCTGCTTGATTATCTTTTTTAAATTATTTCCCTGCGCCATTGGTCCATTCAAATTAATTATGTTCATATTAAATCCTTCCTATATACAACATCGGAAGTCTGTGAGTCAAAATACATGAAAACATTGATGTTCTCCTAACGTGTTGCTTCCTTTCCTCTAAATTAATTGATTCGCATTAAATTAGTAGTGCAAACGATTTACTGTACTTTACTTTCACTGAATTTTACTTTCACTGAAAGTTTCTTGCAGTTCTTCTTCTGCTTCCAATGCCTTCCTAAAACTCTCTGCAAACTTATCCGATTTCTTAGGATCGGCCTTCATAGCTTCGTACCAAATATGAAAGTTGTTGGTATCAAAGTCATTGAGAACCGCATTCCATCCTTCTGCTCTGGAAATGCAATACTTCTGCATATAGTCCAAAACCATCCACCGTTTCGCTGCAATAGTTGTTTTAGATTTGGAATCGCCTTTGTTAAATACGTCTATATATCCTTCAGCTTCAGCTTCATTTACTACCTTCTGAATGGTTGTATATGTACTGCCCAACTTAGTTACCATATAGGATATACTTCTTGAAGTCCCCGTCATTGTTGAAATGACTGCATAATTCAAAACCTGACGATAAATTGGTGACTGTAACCAGAACTTTCGTGCCTTTGTGCTACTTGGATCCCATTTTTTCTTATGCGCTTCTTCAGCAATAGTTATGTCATCTGTGACGATGGCCTTGCACATATTAACAAATCTTTCGTCCATCACCCGAAGAAACGGAGCCACATGGTTAGGAGCATTTGATTTGTAATCAGCTACATCACTGTTATCTGCTTTACGTTCAAAAAACTTAATTTTATCTGGCACGATGCTCTCCTATATATAATTGCTTCCAAGAAAAATGACTGTAATACGATTTTATAATGACTGTCAAATAAATTAATTGACCAATTAAGTCTGTTATGTAATGACTTATTAAATCATTAATTAAGATCATTAAATACTGCATAAAAAGAGTCAGGAATATTATGAAGCTACAAGAGTGGAGATCACTTAAAAATTTTACATATAAGCAACTGGCTATGAAGTTTGGAGTTGAACATTCAACTATGGTTAGGCGATGGTGTCTGCCTTCTAGTCATAAAAATAGTCAAGTTCCCGGTCATAAATATATGAAAATTATAGTGCAGATGACCGATGGAGCGGTACAACCTAATGACTTCTATAATTTCCATGAATGAAGAACAGTTCCATAAGTGGACCGTTGATTGGCTCCGAATCACTTTGCCAAAGGGATCTGTGGTCCACCATTCACCCAATGAGGGTATGCGCAAGATGAACTTCATGCGTAAGCTGAAGACACTAGGCACTAACTTTGGTTGGCCTGACTTAGAACTATTTGTCCCAAAAAGACACTGGATAGATCCAGAGTTATTTGCACCAATATTCTTTGAACTCAAGAACCCAGTGACCAAGGGGCGCATCAGTAAAAACCAACGTGAGATTGGTACGGCTCTTCAAGAAGCCGACTGTCATATCTTTGTGGTTCATCAGGCAGAGCAGATAGAGAACGAACTCAAAAAACTTATAACAATTAGAATTAGGGAGAATGTAATATGAACGATACCCAATATTTAAAATACCATTTGGATGCTATTAAGACAGTCAAAGTTTTGCAGGACCAAGGCAGCACCGAAGAAGATGTTTGTAAGGACTTTGGAATAACCGGGGATTGGTTCGATATCCTAATGTTTATAACTGCGTACAGATGTAGGCACGGTTGAAGATATTTATTGTGGATCGCTGGGTAGACCATGACGATATCGATGATTGTGATAAGTGCGAGGGAACTGGTGAAGTGATGGTTGAGAGGCCCGTAGTTGATTACGTTCACGGTGGGGATCTCGTAGCCAATAAAGAGAAATGTGAAGAATGCGAGGGAAGTGGATGGATAATAAAAGAAAATCAATAGCTGAAGAGTTTGCGTTGAAGCCAGTCAAACGGGACAAAATGCAGTCCTATAAAATTTCAAACAAAATGAAGAATAAAAAAGCAAGTCCAAGAAAATTAGGGAAATCTAAGTATGGCTAGAACGCTACGGACATACAGAATAGTTCCTAATGAAACATTTGTTGATGAATGGGAGTGGCTTATTGAGATGTTTGAAAAAAGATCAAAGGGCGGTAGTGCTTTAAGGTTTTTAACTAGTGTCCATGAGTATTATCTTGATCGTTTTGATAGAAGCATTTCAGCCAAGCAGGCCATAGCTATCGATAAATTGTTAAGTGAATACATTCGTTACGAGAGGGACGGAAAACCCGTTAACAGAAAGCGATGGTTTAAAGATGAGACATCTTGGGAACACTCTGAACCATTCCCCATGTACACCCCAAAGAATGAACGGGAAAGAGAACTCAATAACGATGAGATAAATAATGTAACTTGGTTAAGTGCGATGGATGAACAATGACTGAACCAAAAGAACTTGCTGAGAAGGCAAAGGCTATATTGGAGAGCCGTGGGCAGGCTTATGGCGATTACCGCCCTCTGTACCGCAAAATTGCCCGTAGATGGTCAAACACTTTGGAGATGGAAATCAGTCCATCGATGGTATGTAGGCTGCTCTGTGAGATGAAATTAGCCCGATGGGAGAACTCCGGGTACAACGAGGATCACGCTATTGATGCAGCAAATTACCTATTTTTGGCTGGTTCTCTGGAAAAATTGAACGAATGAAAAATTAGGGATTGACACGAAAAAATGGTTTATTACACTTCGTTCTTACCGTACCTACTAAGGAAATCGCTTAGAAGCGTTTCGCTTAGAAGACATTTCCTAACAAACAAAAAAATAAAACATTCGCCTGAAGTCATTCGCTTCGAAGAGAATAGCTTAGAAGGTAGGGGCTGATGAGGTGGACCGCTACCGATCTTGACATTCTATTCATGGAAGCAGCAGAGACTGAGCGGAAGTTACCTTCACCATATCGCAAACAAAAGATGGCATCATGGCCTGAGTATCGCCTCACATGGCAGGCATACGGATGGGACAAGGATGCACCAGTGCGATTGATCTCACCAACCACAAAAGAGATTGATAGGCATGACCTTGCTCTGGGGCTTGGACTTATCACAACTGAGGAAGACAGACGGTTAATTTGGGCAGTATGTCACTCAGCTGCATTCAGAGAACGTGGGCCTAAGTGGACCAAGATATCAAAGATGATTGGAAGATCTGTACATATTACAAAGCAGGAGTATGTATCAGCATTGGTACGATTATCTTTACGCATAGCTGATCAGAAACCTGAGTGGGCAAAGGTAGTGTCTTTTAAAGATACAGAAATGTTGCATTAGTGCATATTAATGCTTGTCCAATTAATCGAAACACCATAGATTTAGTGCATGATCGGAGCAGTGACTCCTATATGTTGCTTCCACAACTCTAAGTTTCACTGCCCGGTCGTACTAATATCGTATCGTATCGTATTTGTATTAGTTTAAAGAGAGATGTGGATGGTTCATGTCTCTCTTTTTTTACGTCTAGTTCATATTATTTCCCTAACCTTGGGTCACCTTGGGTGGCCTATTTTTTTGAGGAATTACAATGTCATCTCCTGCATGGACTCGTAAAGAAGGCAAGAACCCAAAGGGTGGGCTAAATGCAAAAGGTAGATCCAGCTATAAGCAAGGCACTCTTAAACCACCAGTAAAAAAGGGTGACAATCCCAGAAGAGCATCATTCTTGCAGCGTATGGGTGCAGCAAAAGGTCCAGAACGAAAGCCTGATGGTAGTCCTACAAGATTACTTCTTAGCTTACAGGCATGGGGAGCCTCATCAAAAGCTGATGCCATTAAAAAAGGTAAAGCAATAAGTAAAAGAAATAAGGCTAACGCATGAATACAGAGTACGCAAAGTATCATAGTTCACCGAGGATGATCAAAGAACGTAATCTGAGGAATAAGAATAGACGATCACTGATGAAGCAAGGCAGAGTCCGTAAGGGTGATGGCAAGCACATTGATCACAAGGATGGTAACCCGAATAACAACTCACCGAGCAACCTTAGAGTAATGTCAGCAAAGAAGAATAGAGTAAAGCAATGACTAGGATAAGTGTGACCAAAGAGATAATGGAGAAGATTGCGTTCCGTTTAGCTGATGGTGAAAGTCTCAATGCTATCTGTAAAGACAAGGATATGCCTCACAGAGATACTGTTTCCAAAGCCGTATTGCAGGGTGATGATGAGGAGATAAAGGATCTGTATGCTAACGCACGGATTATGCAGATGGAGAAGCTGCTCGATGATTGCTTGGATATAGTTGATGAGGATTTGCCTGACAACATGGATAGTCGTTTCCTCAATGCAGAGGTACAACGAAGACGATTGAAGATCGATACTCTTAAATGGGTCATCGCTCGTATGTCACCGAGAGGTTTAACCAATAGAGGTGAAGATGTCGAGAAAGACAAGAGCATTACAATCAGTTGGGCTGATGGAGCAGTTGCAGCAGAATGATCGGACAGTGAACTTCGTTACGTTTACTATGTGTCAACGATGTGGCAAGCATGAGGGTAGGACACGCATTGAACATGAGATAGTATGTGTGGATTGCTATGCAGTAGAAGGAGAGAGTAATGGCAAAGAAAAGTATGATGGGATTGTACGCTAATATCAATGCAAGGAAGAAGAAAGGTATAAGTAGGCCGAAGAGCAAGAGTACGATATCTCCGAAGGCTTATTCCAATATGCAAGCTGGGTTTCCAAAGAAGAAGAAGTAGGGATAATTATATATATTGTACGCTGTGTGACGGCAACTACACGCGCGAGGCAGGCAGAGGTCAGGCATCACCCACTAGATATTTATTCTAGTGCGTTGTATCTCCAAGGCTCAAGTATTGTTGGACATTAATTAATATCCCCCAAGGTTGTGCGTAGTTTGTGCGCAGTACGGCTGGCGGTGACAACTTTTTTGGTGGAGGGAGGCACCCCACCCCTCCCATTTTTGGGCGCAATTTATAGGACGTTAATATACTCTAAGGAGAGTGTCTTACACTCACACACAATGAAGATAGAGATACCATATTCACCAAGGCCATTGCAGGCTAAATTGCACTCTGAGATGCAGAATAAGCGCTGGGGAGTGGTCGTTTGTCATCGTAGATGGGGAAAGACAGTCTGGGCCATAAACCACGTTCTACGGGACGCTATTCTTAACCAGAAGAAGAACCCTAGATACGCATATATCGCCCCCACATATCGGCAGGCGAAAAGTGTAGCTTGGGATTACCTAAAGGATTTTAGTAATAAGATACCGGGGACACGATTTCACGAAACCGAACTCCGTTGTGATTTACCAAATGGGGCGCGGATTAATTTACTTGGTGGTGAGACACCAGATAGTTTGAGAGGAATATTTTTAGATGGCGCAGTTCTTGATGAGATGGCTCAGATGCCTGAGTCGCTATTTCCAGAGGTTATTCGGCCTGCCTTATCGGATAGGTCAACGGATGATCGCAAGACTTGGGCGGTCTTCATCGGAACCCCGAAAGGACATAACGCTTTCTTCGATCTCTATGAAGAAGCCAAGGGGCAGACCGACTGGCTCACGGCAGTCTACAAAGCAAGCGAAACCAACATCATCGACAAAGAGGAACTCGAAGCCGCGCAAAAAATGATGTCGGCTGACCAGTATGCTCAGGAGTTTGAGTGTAGCTGGAACGCGAATGTCCCGGGAGCGATCTTTGGAAAAGAGTTACAGGATGCGCTGGATAATGGAAGAATTACGAAGGTTCCTTACGACCCCGTTGCCAAGGTTGATACTTGGTGGGATCTGGGAATAGGCGATAGTACCGCTATTTGGTTTACACAGACCATTGGCAGAGCCATACATATTATAGATTTTTATGAAAATAGGAATGAGGGCTTACCCCACTACTGTTCTATTCTCAACCAAAAAGGATACCTATACGGCACCCATAACGCACCACATGACATAGATGTTCGTGAATTAGGGTC